CCCTGCTGCCACCAGTAAGCATTGGAGACATCGATAGCACCAGCCTCAGTAAAGAGACCAGAACCGTTGATGAAGGAGCCAGTAGTTTGGGCAACAGCATCGTGAGAACCAAAGGCATGGATAGCGTTGGGAAGAGCATCGACGGCATCAGTGTAGTTAAAGGGCTGAGCACCGAGGAGCCTGTACAGAAGCTGGTTGCAATCGAGAGAAGAACAGTAGTCAACGTTCTGGTCGGGCTGGACAACCCAAATGAGCTCCTTAACAGGGTGGTTAAAGTTGAGCTTGATCTTGTTGGAAGAAGAACCGACAGACTCATCACCAGTGAACTGGAGCTGCTCAATAAGGTACTCATGGGGGTTCTGAGCCATGCGTCTGCGCTCATCGGTATCCAAGAAGACGTAGTCGACGTAGAGAGAGGCAGCGACCAGAGACTGGTTGTAGGCGGTGTTGACGCGTCCACCGGCGGGGGAGCTAGCGCTATTGGGGTTGCCGCAGCTGAGAGAACCGACAGCCCACAAGCACTCATCAATGGGACGAATATCGAGGTTAATCTTGACTTCGTGATACTGAAGAGCGATGAGGGGAAGGGCAAGACCGGGGTTACGGCAGTACCAGAACTGGAAGGGAATGTAGAGAGTAGTCTCGGGCAGAGCATTGCGGGGAGCGCAAACCTGACGAGGGGCGTTTGCCTGACAAGGACCATCGATGGCATTGAAAGAGGGATCGGTGATAAAAGTCAACTCGGTGGTATTGCCGACCATAGCATGGTAACCAGGGCGCTGGTCACTGGGAAGAGTAAGGTTGTTCCAGATATGCATCCAGTCACCATACTGGCGATCAATGCGCTGACCACCGATCTCAACCTCAACCTGGGAAATCAACTGCTCACCGGGGAAATCGAGCCAACGAGCATAAACGCCATCCTGGGTGGTTCCCTTCATGGACTGGTTAATCTCGGGGAGAGTAACCTGAAGGTAGGTGCGGTAAGCCAAATCACCATTACGAGAAATGGTGCAGGTTACACGACGACCAAAATCGGCTTGACCGTTAAAAGTCTGCTCGATAGACTCCATCGCAAAGTTGGTGTGACGTTTGTAAGACACCTTCCAAAAGGTAATCTGAGGGTTGCCCGTAAGATAGACATCTTGGGCGCCGTAAGCTACAAGTTGCATAAGACCTCCTGCCATTTTTGTTTATTATAATATTGCTAAAGAAAAAAATTTTACAAAAAAACTTAATAATTAACTTATAAATTAATAATTAATAATAGTAACGTAACTATTAATAATTATTATAATCGACTAGTTGATATTTATCCTAAAGCGATAAGAGGTCGAGTCAATTTACGAAATAATGTTATTCATGTTTGATTTCAAAAAATGTACTAAATATTCATCGGAGTATATCTCGGTCTGTTTTTCATGCTTTCTCCTAAAAACATACTCGTCGTTCTTTTTTCTTATACTCCACCCATTTTCTAAAGTATTCGTCAAAAATATCATCAAGTATATATCATTTTTTTGTTCAATGTTTATATCTAATTTGCCCTTATCTAATAGGCTCTTTAATGTATGAATACCTTCTCTTAATGGTATTATATCTTCCTTTCTTTTCATTGTTTCTAAATTATATGGAGCCTTAACTTGCGGATGTCCTGCTCCCGTCCCTGCCCCCGTCCCATTCGTAGTATTGCTGTATATTTTATGAATAATGCGTTTATTTAAATAGTCCTCTGTTATAATCTCTGTTGTTGAATCTTCTAAATTTTTTAAATAAAAAATTGTTTTCCTTTTTTTAATAGCCATATTTTTGTCTAAACAGTTCATAATAAATTTCATTTTATAGTATGTCTCTCTCTTAATATTTGCAATATCCAATGACTCTATGTTTATATTCGTAGTTAAAAGATTTGAACCGGTATTGATATCATGTGTTTTATCATTTTTAGCACATGTGTCTAAATTATTTGATAACATTATTTTATTTTTATAGAGAAAACATTAATGCATTCCTAACATTATTCGTATTTACTATTTACTATTTACTATTTACTATTTACTATTTACTATTTACTATTTTGCAAAACTTCCTAAACTTCCTAAACCCCCTAAAATCCCTAAACTTCATACCTGTATATTTTACATATTTACAACCTATCCTGCGATTTGATGTTCTTTTGATAGTATTGCATCATGAAGCAAAGAAAGTGTCTTGTTTTCACTAGAAAAATAACTCGGATAAAGAATACTCCAGTCTAGAGTATCATCAAATAAGCTCAACTTTGTATATACGTAACCCAAAAATGCACTACAAAAAAATCTCGACGTCTTCTGAGGATGACGGTCCTTTTTACAGTAAGCTTCTATCCAATCTGTAACAACAATATCATATGGTTTATCATATACAACTTTATGTATTTCTTTCAACTTTTCATTATTGAATATTTTCCTGTACTCTTCCGTGTCTTTGAATTCGATTCTGCGGACATATATTTTTCCACTATATGTCGAAATAAAGTGCTCGTAGGGAATAAATTGAACTCCGAATTTTTTTGTATTATCTTCCGGGTCGGGAATATCTGAAATACCCGATGTCCAAACATATGTGCCTTTTAATGGAACGTCTGTAAATTCGGGGTCTACTACAATCATACCAACGTGTGAAAAGTCGCTCTTTGTCATAAATTTTATAAACCAACTAAATAACCCCCATGATTTGTATTCAAGATTGTCACATAAAAGAATATCGCCGGTTTTTAATTCGCTGCTGTGTTCACTCATTGGTTCACTCATTGGTTCACTCATTCTATTTTACTTTATTTACTTTATTTACTTTATTTACTTTATTTACTTTATTTACTTTATTTACTTTATTTGCTTTATATTATATCGTAAAATATAAAATACTAAAATAGCTTAAAATACTAAAATATCTTAAAATACTAAAATAGATATAATTATTAATTATTATATATTAAAAAAGTTATACTTATAACAATATAGTAAATATATAAATATAGATATATAGATGCCGTCTTTTAAACATAAGACAAATAAAAAAATTTTTGTAGACAAGAAACGAATCATGACGCTAGATAGTGTTCATCGCGAATTACAGTGCGAATTTAACACGATTAATAGCGAAGTGTTACCTACATTAATTCGTAGAAAAAACGAAATAATGAAACAATTAAATGACCCTGAAATTATATTGGAGGTGAATGATAAAATACAGTTACAAGATTCTCTATATGATATTAAAGAGGAAATCTATAAAAATAAGAAAAAGATTAAAGATTATTACTTGAACAACAGCAGATTTATTTTCGATTATTTTGAAAACAAAAAGGAAATTACGAATGGTACAAATAAAACAAAGATTCTTAACTCTTTTTTCAAAGTAAATGATACGACATTTGATGAAAATGCATTGACGCGTGCGAATGACAATAATGTTCAGAAGTTTTTTACAAATCTTGACCAGACATTTATTAATATAAACGACTATACGTATGCGACTGATATATGTCAGTCGTGTAACAAGGGCGAGATGATTCCTGTCGAACATGAGGGAATTATGGTATGCAATGTTTGTGCAAAACAAATTACTTATCTTATTGAAAATGAGAAGCCGTCTTATAAAGAACCGCCGAAAGAAGCATGTTTTTATGCGTATAAAAGAATCAATCATTTTAAAGAAATTCTTGCCCAGTTTCAGGCAAAAGAAACTACGCAAATCCCGGAAGAAGTTCTCGAAAATATCAAGCAACAACTTCATAAGGAGCGCATCCCTCTTTCAAAATTTACGAATTCGAAAGCGAAAGAGGTTCTTAAAAAATTGGGATATAATAAATATTACGAGCATATTCCCTTTATTAAAGACAAACTTGGAATTAAACCGCCGATTATGACGCCGGAGTTAGAAGAGACATTGTGTAATCTTTTTATGGAGATACAGGGACCTTATGCGAAATTTTGCCCCGATGACCGTGTGAATTTTTTGAATTATTATTATACGGTTTATAAACTGTGCGAACTTCTGGAGAAGACCGAATTTCTTTCTTATTTTCCGATGTTGAAAGATAAAGAGAAGAGGATAGAACAGGATGATATATGGAAGAAAATTTGCGAGGAGTTGAACTGGGTGTTTATTCCGACACAGTAGGTTGTGGTGGTGGCGGTAGTGGTTGTTGTTGTTGTTGTTGTTGTTCATCATGTATTGAAACAACATCGCTGGTTTCTGAACTACTATTACCTTCGGGTGCAGGAGAATTATTTTGAATCATTATTTTTTTATATTGAGGGTCTTGAGTACCTAAATATGCAGAATCCATCATTGTTTTACCACCTGGAGTATTATGTTCACTCCAATAATCATATTCCTGAGTTTTAGGTTGTTCTTGTTCACAAACATTAAATTTTTTTTGCTATAAAAATTACTAATTGTTCAAAAAAAGATTTATTTCTAGTAGATTTTTCATGAAAAGTATATAAATTATTTTCTTTGTCAAAAAGTTTTAAGTCACTAATACGACTTCTATCGCCAAAACCTATTTTTGATTTTTTACCAGTAACTGTGCAAAAATCCTCATATTGATTTGTATTTTTATTTAATGTACTTATAGTTAATTGTCTTATATTCGGACTCATATTATATACTACTTTAAATTTTATATTAAAATTTTTATTACCTTTTACTCTTACAAGAGTAAAAGTAATAAAATATTCTTTGCCACCACATTGACCTTGTTCTGGTTTTACTTGACCAAAATCTCCACCATATAAATTAAATTCCCCTGTATCATCAAATAGTTCTCCTTGTTTTTTATATCTTAAGTTTACAGTTTTATTATTAGTTTTATCTAACAAGTCAAGAATAGATACCTCCCCACCCCTCATAACCCTCTTATTTTTTCTAAGTTTGTGAGAATGTTTGCGATGCGTATTTTTACGCTTATATTGCCTAAATTGTTTTTTTGTATTTCTCTTAAGTTTAAAACGTTTTGTGCGTTTGGCGCATTTTGTACGTTTTCCACGCCTACTTAACTTCATTATAAAATAACAAAATATTTTTATTATTTTACTATTTTACTATCTTATTAGACTTACTTTCTTCCTTTTCTTCGTTTCACTGCAGTTTTTCTTCGTTTCATCGTATTTCTTATTCTTCTATTTCGTCGCTTTTTTACTTTAAACTTTCGGCGAGTTTTGCCGCCGCCCCTGCGTGGAGGGGTTTCTGATCTTGATCTTCCTGAAGTTAAAGTTTGTGTAATTTCACGATTTAATAGATATAATTGTTTGCCTGTAATATATTCTGTAAGAGGTGTGTAATCGCTACCTATACTACAATGAGCACCCACGTTTGATTCATGAATATTTCTAATACTATCGATAGGGATATTAGAAGGAACATGTCTACCATGTCTACTAGTAGACGCATTAGTAGAAACTTCTTTATCAGGTTCATAACCTTCCTTATTAAGTTTATACCAAATTTTATTCTTCTTATCATGATAAATTCTACAGTTACGTTGTAATGGTGTAATATCATGATGAGCTCCGTGCATTAACGGTAATATAATAGAACCATTAGAGCAATGCAAAAAAGACGCACCTGCTCGACCATGCGGACCTGCACGCATATTAGTAAAATCAAGATTATAACTATAACCATTACTTCTTGGCATATAACTACTATATGTCGTATTGCCTATATGAGCATAAACAAATAATTTATCTCCAACTACTGGTTGTGTTCCATTCCATTCAGATTTAATTCGTTCCTGTTCATTCGTGATAAATATTTTTGCTAGTGTTACAATAGAATCTTGTGGTTGAGGTGATGGAGTTCTATATCTACGTCTACTCCCACTACTCGCACCACTATCACCACTATCACTCCGATTCATAATAATATTTATATCAATTAAAGAATAACCTTCTATAAAATAAGTAACGATTATTTATTATTTATATACTAAAATATAAATAGTAAATATTATCCATATAGTCTCTAAATAAACGCTTTAATTTAAAAATTTAAAATTTTAAATCATCAAGTGTTTAAAGTTTAAGAGGGGTGGGGAAACCAACAAGGTTAGCACCAATACCGAAACCAGCACCTGTTCTAGCAGAAACA